GCTTGCGCGGGTTGGCGGGGTCAACGGTGATCGAGACAACCGGGACAATTTCGACCGTCAGGTTTATGCCCATGCAATCCATTGAACCACTCGGGTTTAGGAAATCCATAAAAAATCTTTTTTCCCATTTGCTTTCGTTTTACAGCAGGTTAAACTATTCCCGTTCGGTCAGCATGGTGTTGGCCGAGAAAGTGAGGCTGGAATGGCGGGTCGTAAGGCAAACGAAATCACCTTCGGAGTGGAGATCGAGTGCTTCATTCCCAACATTGTCGGAGTGACGGATTTTGCAATCGGGGCTTACCATAATGGAATTCAAATCCCTGGGCTTCCGGCGGGATGGAACTCGCAACGCGACGGCTCCATTTACACGCGGCGCGATGGGTTCCGGTCGATAGAAGTTGTCTCCCCGGTTCTAAAAGGAACGGAGGGAATCGCTTCACTAATCCATGTGGCGGAAACGCTGAAAACCTGGGGCGCAAAGACGAATCCCACTTGCGGCTTCCATGTCCACGTCGGGATGAATCTGTCCGATGAGGATTCCATTATCCGGCTCATCCACCAGGTGAGCAACCATGAGAAGGCTCTCTTCGCCGCTTCGGGAACGCCGCGCCGCGAGCGGGGAAGCTACTGCCGCTCGATCAAAAAGAATTGGGAGCCGATTAAAGACAAAAAGCCACAGACGCTTCGGTCCGTGGGAAGAAACTCCGAGCGGTATTTCGCGCTGAACCTTCAAACGCTTTTAGGTGGCGGGCGGCCGACGGCAGAATTCCGCGCTTTCAGCGGCACGATAGAGCCGCGAAAGATGGCGGGCTATGTGTTCATGGCCCTGGCCTTTACCGAGAAGGCGGAGAATGCCGCTTGCGCTCCTTACGAGCCGAATAATGTTCGGACCTTTGAGAACCTTGCCAGCGACAATGCCGGGGAGCGAGAGATGAAAAGATTCTTCATCGACTTCGGTTGGGATGGAACTTATTGCCGCACGACCTATGGGCTCATGCCAACGGGAGAAGAAATCACCTTAGAGGGAACGAAAAGAATTCTTCTTCGCTTGGCCCGCACTTACGACCGCAAGCTGAAGCCCGAGAGAGAAGAGATGAGGGTGCGCTTGCAAACAACCATCCAGCAAATGAACGAGCAGCAAGATAACCGGGTGAATCAGCGAACGAATGCCTACGCCGAAACTCTCATGCGTCGAGCCGTTGAATTGAGCAATCGCCTGGCCGGACGAGAGGCTTATCGAGGAATCAAGAACGATCAGGACAAATGGGTCATCGTGCAAATCGCCCAGATCCAGCGCGGAAGTCTTGGGCCGGGAGAGATTGATCGGTTGGCGCGAAACGAAATGGAGCCTTTCTAATGTGTGGAATTTTTGGGTTTCTCGGCGCACGGCAAAACGCCCTAGACTTGCCGACGCTCAAAAAGATCGCCCTCGTGACCGAGGCCCGAGGGAAGCACGCTTTCGGTTGGGCCTGGGTGTCGAAAGATGGGCATATCCATTCTTACAAAATGCCGGGGGAAATTAGTAAGCACATGAATCTACTCGACATGGTGAAGGATGCCGAAGTGGTGATCGGCCACACGAGATGGGCCACGCATGGCGACCCGAAGGACAACGCCAATAACCATCCCTTCGCGTGTGACGGCGGGTGGCTCGTTCACAACGGAATCGTTTCCAACTACGCGGCCCTAGCGAATGAGAATGAGATCGTTCTGCAGAGCGAATGCGACTCGGAGATCATCGCCGCCCTCGCCGAACGCAGTAACGCGGCCACGGTTCTAGACCGAATGGCCGACGCCATAGCGCAAACGAATCCTGGCCCGCTGGCGGTGGCCGCTCTATGGGCGCGACCTACGCGCTTGGTGATCGCCAAAAGAGGCAACCCCCTTTCCTTTGGCCGCACGCGCGGAGGGTCGATTTACTTTGCCTCTCTGCCGACCGGGTTGCCAGGAACGGTAAAGCCCGTGGGACAGGAATCAATTTATAGTTTCGAGTTGGTTTCATGGAGAAAAGACAATGGAAAAGTTCGCTCCCGCAAGGCGTACGCAAATAATCGGAATTCGCATTTCTTCCGAACAAAGGGAAGCGCTGAATCATGCGGCCCGTTGTTTGAATGTGCCTCTGAGTCGAATCGTTCAGATGGCCCTAGACGATTGGTTCAGTCAGAGGGGCGATGGGAAGGGAAAACCGTGGCCGACGGAAACGGCCATCAAGAGGAGGAATAAAAAGTGAGCTACGATTCTTGGAAAACTGGCGGAGATTATCACCGCACGACAATTACTTATCGCTGTCCTTGCGGAAACGAATGGGACGCCGACGGCTTCTCCGAATACGGAACCGTCTATCTGGTAAATGAGGACGGGGGGAATGTCTGTGAGGAATGCGGACGAATGATTTGCGATACCCGCGTTCTTTGTTCCTGCGCTACCGAGTGGTTCGATCTCAATTCCGAAAAAGAAACCAAAGCCTATACCCATTGGGAAGGATGCCAGTTCAAGGCCAAGCGCGAAGGATATTTTCTCTGCCCTAGCTGCAAGCTCGAATATCAGGATCTCCCCTTAGCCGAAAAGTATCGGCACGATTCTTATCGCTGTCGATTGAACCTAAACCAAAAAGAAAGGAATGAATCTAATGTCGAAGGAAAATAAATGCCTCATCCCCTCCTGCACGCGCCTCTCGGCAAGCCGAGGGCTTTGTATCTCCTGCCGCAACCACGCCACGAAACTGATTAAGGATGGCTCGGTAACCGAGGACGATCTCCTCAAGGCCGGGGCCATCAAGCCGTCGAATCGGTTTCTCGATATGGAGTCGACGCCGATGCACAAATTCCTAGTGACGGCGGGAGTGAAATTCCGTTCGGCTAAGAAGAGATAGTCAATGAATAATGGCCGCATAGCGCGTTATGCAAACTGATGCAGCATTATGCGGCTATTACTGCGCCATTACGCACCGAGACGCACAGAGTTGTGAATAGTTACGGGCAACATAACAGATAAGGTGAAAGAAGATGTTCAGGGAATGTCTTTCCGTTTCTTTCGATGCCGCAAGGTTGCCTGTGGCTGCGGGGTGTTTGTGTAAATACCCCGCAGGCTTTAATCCTTTCGCTTTTTTTAGTTTCTTTTCGATCTTCTTAGGGCTTTAATATATCCACCATGCCAGAAGAAACGAGTGACGTGTGGATGACTCCGAAGCAAGCCGGGGCTTACCTGGGCGTGAACCAGCAAACAATTAAGCGTTGGTATCGCGCCCATATGCTGACCGGACACCGAACGGGCCAAAAGCTCCTTCGGTTCAGGAAGCGCGACCTGGACTCTTTCGCGCTAGGAGGGAGGAACCGTGCAATCGGACCTAGATCCCGACCGCGAGCTTAAGGGTTTTGGCAACAAAGACGACCTTAAGAAAGCGGAAGAGGGCGAATTGATAGGCAAACTGGCGGCTGCCATGTTTTTGATTTTACTAATTTCTGCTCTGGCTGTTTGGTTGTTCTCATAAATCTGTTTCTAAAAAGGAGGCTGTCTCATGTCGGAATCTCAAGCTATCGCAATCGTTCCCGGCGGTGACCTGTTCACCTTAGCGCAACAACTTCTTACGACCGGATTTCTCCCCAAGGCCGTAGACACCCCGGCCAAGGCCGTGGCCATCATCCTGACGGGCAAGGAAATGGGCCTAGGGCCGATGGAGTCTCTCAGGACCATTGACGTCATCCAGGGCAAGCCCGCCCCTTCTGGCAAGCTCTTGCTGGCTATGGCGCGTCAGCGCGTCCCCGGTCTGGTGGTGAACTTCCCAGAGGCGACCGATGAGGCTTGCGAAGTGGAGGTAATCCGCCCCGAGCCTGGAGAAACGCCCTTCCGGTTCCGCTTCACTATCGACGATGCCAAGAAGCTCGACCTTGCCGGGAAGGATAACTATAAGAAGCAGGCCCGGACGATGCTCATGTGGCGGGCTTGTTCCCAGGCCCTTCGCTTCAAATGCCCCGAGGCCCTTGGCGGGCTTTACGCGAAAGAGGAATTGGAATTCCAAGACGTTGCGCCCGTACAGGTGCGCGTATCTAATGTAGATAAGGGCAAGCCCGAGGCCGCGTTAACAGCGACGGCGGCTCTTGCTGATCCGGCTCCAGCTTCTCCGGGGGACCAGCCTCTCTCCGGGGAAGATGCTCACGAATCAGGAGAGGTTTTGGACTCGGGTTTGCCCTTTTCTTCCGATGCCGAGGCTTCCATATGGCGATCCCTCCTTCGCATGGAGGCCGCTATTGTCCCTTCACGCCTTACGGAGCAGCAATTTTGGGGTCAGGTTACTTTTTACAAAAACCCCAAGGACGGTAAAGAATCGGTAAACGAAACCCGCTCTAGCGCGGAAACGCGGATTCGCAAATGGGCCGAAAAGGGTTGGGAGAAAAAGTTCATGGGCGCATGGATCGGTAACGCGCGCGATCTTTTCATGTCCGATGTGGAAAAGAAAGCAATCGCTTTCTTGCGGAAGAACGGCGTGGAGCAAAGTGTGGTGGAGGATTGTCTCGGCGCGGCCTTTGTGAATCTCACCGATGCGCAACGCGAACTAGTAAACCGCGCCGCGACGATGATGAAACAAGAGAGCATCAGCTTCAAGGATGCCTTTGCTGCGGCAAGCCGTGGTTAATATGGAAACCGCGCGAACTCCTGTTCGGTTCGAGGCCAGCACCCATAGCTATTGGTGCGGCGATAGACGGCTTCCGTCCATTACCGCCATCATTAGGAAGGCTGGCCTCTCGCCGACGATGGCCTTTGCGAGTCCAGTAAAGGGAACGGCGGTCCACGACATTACCGCCCTTTACGATTTAGGCGAAACGATTGCCGGACTGAACCCGGAGCAATCGGCCTATCTCGGTGGCTGGATCAAGGCGAAGGCATTTTTGGGAATCACGCGGTTCGATGAAGTGGAGCAACCTCGGGCCGATCTGGAGTTTGGTTTTGCCGGAACGCCCGACCGCGTGGTGAAGGATACGGTGATCGAGATAAAGACGGGCGAAGAAAAACCCTTCCACCGCATCCAGACGGCAGGGCAGCGAGTCCTAGTCGGGCGATGGATCAGAAAGCGTCTGGCCGTTTACCTAAAGCCGGATGGAACTTTCCGAATCGTCAATCACGATGAGCGTCCGGCGATGTGGTTGCCGGACATGAATGCGTTTCTCAATGCGTTGGGCTGTGCGGCGTGGCGGATTAAGAATGAAGTTTTTTGGGAGGCTGACTAATGAGCGAACTTTCTAGCGAAAAGATTGTGACCGAGGTGGAAACGAAACTGGTCGAGTTGCTGCCCATCGTGGACAGCTTAGCCGTCTACGACGCGCCGAGCTATGAAGCGGCGGCGGCGTTCCTTGTCGTAGCGCGGCAACGGCGCAAGGAGATCGACGCGGCCTTCGAGCCGTCGATCACCGCCGCGTATTCGGCGCATAAAAAGATTGTCGCCCTAAAGAGGCAAGCGACCGAGAAGCTCGATACGTTTGAATCGACGGTAAAGAAGCGCATGGTCGATTTCCAAATAAGCCAGAGGCGAATCGCCCAGGCTAAGGAAGAGGAATTGAAGGCGACGCTAAAGAGCCGCGCCGAGGACGAGCAGCTTGCCGTGGCGATGGAGCTTGACAATGCCGGGGAAACCGAACAGGCCCATGAGATCCTAAGCCAAGAGGTTTCCATTCCTTCGATTGTCGTCGCCCCGGAGATTCCCAAGTCCGAGGGAATTAGCATGAGAAAGGTTTGGAAGTTCCGCGTGGATGATCCCGAGGCCGTGCCGAGGGATTTCCTTTGCCTCGATGAAAAGAAGCTCGGTGCCTATGCGCGGGCGATGAAGGAAATGGCTAAGGTTCCGGGCGTCACCTTCTACTCCGAAGATTCGGTGGCGGTGCGGTCGTGAGCCTAGACATTCCCGCCGAACCTTACGAGCCTCACGACTTCGTGAACGAGCCTAGGAATTTACTAGAACTTCGGTTCGCGCAATTCCACCTAGCTAACCCAGGAATTTACGACACGGTTCTGAAATACACTCTACAGGCCCGAGCGCGGGGCTACCGCAACTTTGGAATCAAAGCCATTTGGGAAGTGATCCGTTGGGAATGCGGGACGCCGAATAATCCGACCGATGAATTCAAGGTGAACAATAACCATTGTCCCTACTATGCCCGCCTCGTCATGCGGAATCATCCCGAGCTAAAAGGATTCTTCCGGGTGCGCGGCACGGCATCAGAAAAGGAGGAAGAATGATCCGCGAGAAGTATTGGAAATGGTTCGGCTTGGTCGGGCATTTTATTTGTGGCCGCTGGTGCCGATTCCACATGGCTACCCAGATCGGCGATCACTTCATTTCTACCGTTGGGCTTTACGTTCACCCTCGCCATTCGCAGGGAAGCGAGCAGGCCGAGATAAAGTTTCTAGCCGAGAATCCTAATGGAGAACAAATCGGTTACGACAGAACTTACGAGACAATGGTTTTCCGGGCAGGCTTAGCTTGCACCGCTACGGATTGCGACTGCGGGATGCCGCAGATTGACGGGCATGAATTGGATTATCTCCCCGCGAATTCCATTAAAGAGGCGCAGGACAATCACATGATGCTTTGTAAGAAATGGGCTAATCCGGCCCTAGCGATGAGGAGCTTAGGAAAATGACTACCCAAAAGAAATGCGACACTTGCGGAGTTACGGAGCAAGAAATTCTTTCCACCTTTCAGCAAAGGCATTTTTGGAGCGTGATAAAGGGCAACGTCATTCATCTCGATATTTGCCAGCCATGCATGAATGCCTTTTCTAGGTTCCGCAGGCTGGAGGCGGAAGGTATTTTCCAGAAGATTGAGAAGCTAGAAACGGAGAATAAAAATCTCTGGGAGAAAATTAATGACGCGACGCGGACTCTGCTTTCGGTGAAGCCATGACTATCGAATCCGACCGAGCGAGGATTGATGAGATCCGGGCTGACCATGCAGAGTGCAAACAGGAGGAGTGCCATTTAAATCTTGAAAACAACGAAACAGCGTGGCTCCTCTCCCGCCTAGAGGCCGCGCTGAAAGTTGTCGAGGCGGAGAAGTGAGGCGAATCCTGTGTTGGCTTGGATGGCACAAGTGGAGACATTTAATAATACATTCAAGCCGCGATGAACATGATGAATTTTATCTATGTTTCCGCTGCAAAAAGAGGAAGCCATGAAAACGCCGGAAGAATTGGCCGATAAATTCTATGAAGAGCTTAGAGGTTTCGGATCGGAAGAAACCTACCTGAAAATTGAGGATGTAAAAAAAGCCGTCGCCAAAGCTGTCCGCATCGGGCAATTAGAAGCATATCGAGAGGCGGCAAATATAGCCATTGAAGAAGTCGCTATGAATCAAGAATATGAAATCACGAAAAGCCCAATGAAGCTCGGCCATAAAATAGAAAAAAGGATTCGAGATAAGGCCGACGCCATCGAGAAACTTGAATTTGGAAAACCAGTTCAAGCCGATCTCCGTCTCAACTGCGAAGGCCACCAGAGAGAGATTATCGACTACGAAATCGGGCTTTGGAAATGTCCGAAATGCGGGCAGCTTGGTCAGCGTGGGATTTGCTTGCCGATGGAAGATTGCCCAAAATGCGGCAGCGGAATTTTGGTCGAATCACATGGCCTGTGCCCAACTTGTCACATAAAGGAAAAATCCAAATGATCTCCCGCGCCGAAGGTGGAAGATGAAACCAAGTAAGAGAATCCCATTGAAATACACAACGCTTTGGATTCAGCCGATTTCTCTTGGCGGGAAGAAAGGAAACCGCATTACCTATACGATCTTGGTGGATGTTCCTGTGAAACTTTTTGGAAAATCAAAATATAGAACAAGAATCGGCGTTTATCTGGTGAAGCCATGACCCCATTTCGCGAAGAGGCAGAGAGGCTTGGATTCCACGACAGCCAATGTCGCTCCAACGATGGCGTCTGGTCCTGCAACTGCGATTTCAAAGGGCAGGTCGATGCCATTGAAAGGGCCCTCGCTCGGGTCGCGGCGCGGCATTTGTTTGAATTGAAGAAGCGCTTCGAGGCCAGGATGAATGAACAATGCTCCGAAGAAAAGGGCTGCGATTCCTATGAACACGGTTACGAATGTCTACGCGGTTGGGAAGGAACGGCCATTCTCTGGGATTACATGAAAGAGCTTGGATTGCTCGAAGCCAAGGCCCGATCTCTGGAGGAGGGGAAATGAGCGAGGAGACAATCAATTTTCTTTTAGTTCTCTCCAAGATCCTTCTCGCGGCAACGATCTTAGTCGCCATTATCGTTTGGCTGATTAGTCGAAAAATTGGCAGGGGGCCGATGTGAGCGAGAAAAAGCCGACCGTCTATTTAGGAAATCATCATTGGGAAATCGGCAAGCCCATAGCTGCTGTGGTTGGAAAATGGAATCTCGAAACCGCCTTCACCGAGCTAGAGAGGCTTGGTTATGAAGTAAAGAATTTCGAGGTCGTTCCCATCGAGCCGACGTTTCTGATCTTTGCCGTTCCAGCAGAAAAGGAAAAACATGGAATTTGATCAACTCCGTTGGGACCAGGAACAAAGGGCGCAACTTCTCATTCCCTATCTCCTGGCTCTGGAAGGGCTGAAAGAACTTCATCGAAAGCAGGCTTGGGAAGAAGTCGCTAGGCTGCGCACCGAAGTTTACAATCTAAATTATTACGGCAAAAAGAATCGGATCAACGCAGAGATCGAAACTTTCCAAACCGCCCTAGCAATCCTTCAATCCATTTTCGAGAAGCAGCCTTGCAATGTCACCAATGAGCCATGCGATTGCTACCTGAAGGAATTTGAAAAACGAATCAAGGGTCGAATAAATGACCTGGAGAAACAAAATGGATAACTGTCAGCATCACCACATTGGCGCACGACACGATTCTATCAGCCACAAGACTTTCGTTTGCTGCGCCGATTGCGGAAAGATTTTGGAGGATCTTAAGGCCGATGGCTATTGCGTTGATTGCGAAAAGGAATTCTATCCTTTCAAATCCATCGAAGAGGCCGCAGAAAAAAGAGGACGAAGGGAAGGGGCTTTTGCTACCCTGACGCACATCATCGAAGCCTTTGAAAAGAGTGGCATATTCGACGAAGGACAATTAAAGATCCTTCGCCAAAAAGCAGAGGAGTTGAAGAAATGAGTTATCAAAATATCAATCCAGATATTAACGCCATCGCCGCTGCGCAGGGAATCGAAGTCGGCTCGGCGCTTTGGAAATCCGGCGGTCCCGCTGCGCTTGCTTCTTCTACTGGCGGGCAGCCTTCCTATGGATGGAACCACGACTACAAGCTGACCCAATCGAACGCGGCGAATTGGGTGCGGGCGGTGATTGCGAACTACGCGAGCCGCCGCTGCTATTACATCAATGCCCCTTTGCGCCAGAACGGTTATCCCAACGCCGGGCGTCCGGTGGGCTGGATTCCAGAGGACAGCCTAGACCAAGCGAACGGCCAAACGATTTACCAAACCTCCAACGGCCCGGTAACGATGAGTGGGCCTGACGTTCTGCATTTCCAAATCAACCCGCTATTCACCGTGTTCGACAGCAAGGGCTTCACGGTGAAAGCGAAGGGAAAAGATTGGGACGCGAGCTATGTGGCGGGGATTCTAATTCGCCTTCTCATGGCTTCTCTCGCCGGACAGATGCGCGCGAACACGGGCTATCTCTGGGGAGATCGCGGTGCGTGTCAGATCACCATGAACTTCACCCGCGCTATTAAGCGTGGACTCGTCAATCCCGAGGACATCAAAACATTTCAGGACTGGCTTGCGAATGCCTATCTCGATGAGTATGAGAAAGCTCCCGGCCTGAATGTCAACCAGTTCAAAGATAATGGGATGCCCCCGCCGAATATCCAAACCTATAACGGCCTCTTTTGGGTTTTGGGTGGCTCCTATGAGCTTTGGTCTGTCACTCCCGACTCGGCTCCTTGGAAGCCTCGCTTCGAGCAAATCATTCGCCGATGGGCGCAGTTCCTTGTCGATCTCGACGAAGTGCAGCCCGAGGCATTTCTCGACATTGATTGTTTCGCGGCTACGCCGGAGATCCTTGCGGGGATCAATGGCCTGCCTTTGGAAACCTTGGACGGCAAGCTCACTCCCGATCAGATCCTTGTTCAAGGATCGACCGATTGGGGCTTGTGGGGATTCCGCGCTGCGATGACGGCGGAGAAGCTTCTAGGCGCAGCAGCAAAGCCCTTGGCCGATAAGATGAAGGCGAAGTGGCTTCCGAAGGTCGGAGTGTCAGACAATAAAGTTTGGCTGGTCGACGCGGAGAATAAATATCTCTAGGCCAAGCTGATATAGTAAACGACCGTCCCGGTCATCTTCACGAAAAGGCCAGTATTGAAGGGCGTATTCACCAATTCTCCCTGGCTGGGATTGGCGGCATCCAGCGTGCCTAGCAAGGTTCCGGTGTCGTCAAAGCCGTCATAGAGGCTGATGGTGCCGACGCCAATTTTCCAGGTGATGCTGAGAATGGTTCCCTTCTGACCAGAAACAATAAACCCGGCGCTTGAGGGGACGGTGACAACTGCTTTCGGTTCGGCGAGATGTACGAGAGGCATTTTCTTTTCTCCTTAAACTGGCTGGTACTCCACAATGCAAATGACGTCAGCCGCCGAGAGATCCGTCGGTGATCCCGTCTTGGTAATCTCCAAGCGGATCGCATCGTTGGCGGCAATCGTTTGATTCTGGTTCGGCGTGAGGTCGTAGAAAGTATTGGCGGCGATCTCTGCGCCGTTCGTCGTCTTGGCGGCGGAAAGTAAATTCAATGACGCCGTAATATTTCTCACTTGAAAGTCCCATCGCGTGCCCGCGCCCGAACCCGTCGTCGCCGTGTCCGAAAGCAGGGTGACTTGGGTGATCTTGCAGTTCGAGAAAGGCCCGTTCAGGATCAAGCGATTATGCGTGGCGTTCGTAAAGACAAAGGCCCGCACAAAGGTTTGGGTGAATTGGGCGTCGCGGGAAATGCCGCGCGGGTTGAAGAGTAAAATTCCCGACGCTCCGGTAACGATCACCTTTCCAACGGGAGGCTGGCCCGTATTGGGCGTAGCGGTAATTGCGCCCGACGTTGAGGGATCGACCCATACTAAGCTGCCCGCGCCGATGCCCGTGTTGATTTTGACATGGCCACCGATCTGGACGAAACAGAGATCATTATTGGCTACCGAAGTGCCGCCGTTCTCATCCATCGTAGCCATACCGCAAAGATCCCCAAAGTCGGCGGCTAGGGCCTTGGCGATGGTGGGAACGATGTGGTCGTCGACCGTGGCGCGGTTCACGAGCTTCACCACGGCTGGAAGCGTGATGCTGCCGCCCGAAGTGTTCTGGGCGATAATGGCCGTGCCTTCGCATAACATTCGCTGCATATTGCGAAGTGCGGCTTGAGAGGCAGAAAGATTATCGGTCGCGTCGATTGCCAGCGTTTCGGTCGTTGCCATCGCTTACTCCTACACGGGCGTAGCCGTGATGTGCAGAGAATTCAGTATACCAAGGAAATCGGGATCAGAGGAAGATGCCAAGATTCGGACCTTCAGGTAACGGAAATTGTATTGCCCCGCGATGAAAGTCGAATATGGCGAGTAGGTCACATTATCGGTGGAGAGGGAAATCTGGATCGTATAGGTAATGTGGTTCCCGTCCGTCACCGTACCGAGCCAGGTTGAGTTTTGCCCGGTCAGCGAATTCCAGGCGAAGGTCGCTGTGTTCCATTTCAGCGTGGAATCGAATTCGTTGACCGAGAGGCCGATCTGAAGGATGTAGTCGTCAATCGCAGCGGCATCCAGAACTCCGGTTTCATAAACCGCAGCGCCACCATTCCATTGAGTCGTTTGGGCCGTGGCCGAATTCCAAGAAAAGGTGGCTGCGTTCCATTTCAGGATCACCCCGCCGTTCATCTTCAGAGTGCCGTTGGGCTGGACGGTGAAATTCGTTTTCGTTCCCGCCCAGGCCGGGGCCTCTTGGTCGTCAATCGCCGGGGTGCCCACAATGGTCGGGGTGATGGAAACCGAAGAAGCGTTCTGGGAATAATTGCCGATGGTGTTCTTGGCTTTGATCCAGAAAGTATTCAGCACGTTTGGGCTGTAATTGACGGTCGTAAATGTCGTCGCCGTAATGTCCGAGCCGATGACCGTCCCGCCTTGCCAGCTACTTCCCGAGCGGATTTCATAGCCTTGTAGGTTGGTGATGAGGACGCCATTCCAGGTGAACACCAAGGAGTTTCCATTTTGCGCCACGGCAAATCCGCTGACGTCGGGGGGCTTGGCTTGGCTCCCGGTAATGGAGATGGAGACAAAGGGGACATCCTCGGGCGCGGTATATTGCACGCCGTTACCGGCAACGGAAACTACCGCTATGTCATAGCTGTCTCCCAAGGCCACATAGTCCTGTCCAATCGTAAAGGTGTTGTCGGTCGTCTCACCAACGAGGCCAAAGCCAATGTCTGGTTGGCTGGTGAGCTTGAGGTAGATCCTATTCGTGTATGGAGAATTCGCCTCGGGCTTCACCCAGGAAATATTGACCTGGATAATCAGCGTGCCGTCGGCCTGGATCTGATCTATCTCCTCGGCGGCAAGATTCGTAACTACCGGGGGAACTTCATTGGAGCTTGGATTAGCGTCGCCGCCCACTTCGGCAACGAAGCCGGGGTCGTCATCGTAGACCGCTGCGTTGTATTCGAAGGCTTTGATCTGGGTGACCAAATCGGAATCCCGAATAATCTCAGAGATTCGATAGAGCTTCGCCGCGAAGCCTGCGGTGGTGGAAGTAGCCGCCGACCAGGGATCGCCCTTCTTGGGCAGGTCGCTTGTGTTCCACGCCGCACTTACCGTGAGGCTGGTTCCCGGCGCGTAGGTTCCTGGCGCGGTGCTAATGGTACGGGTCTGGAAAACGTCCACTCCAGTTCCAGAAGTGCGAACGGTAATTTGCAAAGTCCCTGAGCCGGGAACCGTCACTTCGCTGTCGAGCTTGATGGTCGTCGTCGATCCCGCATCTTCGAATGTCCGGCCCGAAGCCGTACCCCAGAAAGGCATATCGTGGGCGACGGCGATAATGTCTCCCGGCTCGGCGGCCAGGGAGTCTACCGGGACAGAGAACTGGACCTGGCGCGAGATGAGATCGGCCTGGTTGAAAAAGAATTGTGCCTGCCGCGCGGCTTGATAGGAGCGCGTAATGCAGGGCATACGGATCTGATCGTTGCGGTAGAGATTGGAAATGTTCGGATCAAACGCCGTCTGCGTATCCGGGTTCCAATGGTCGGCCTCGTTCAGATAATCGACGTCGATGTGATTCGGCTTCTCCTGGCGCGAACTGATAGAGAAAGAAAAGCTATCTCTCACAATATTGCCCATCGTGAAAAGCTGGACCGGATTTCCGGTCTGGTCGATCTTCACTCGGATCTTCGATCCGGCGCGAACAAAAGCCCCGCGAGCGCAGACACCAATTTTCTGCACCTCATCCCAGAGGCGATCCTGCGTGTCGAAAACGGTATTGCAGGTGAATCGTTCTTTCAGCGTTCCTAGGCCATCGCCGATGTCAATCTGGGTGACGCAGAAATCTGCCCAATCTTTGAAGCTCTGCAAGTCAATATCGCAAAGCGTCATGTCCGTTCCCCCGCCGTAGCGCGGATTCATAAAGGCATCGAGCGCACACCAAGCCGGAGAGTCGGACCAGAGAAGAGAAAACACCGGGGCCGTGACGAGGCCGCTTGTCCAAATGTAAACGAGCTTACCTAGGATCTCGGTATTGATATTCGGCAGGTCGCCCTGGAAGTTCTCCGCCGCGACGCCCTTGATGGCAAGCAGCGCTACGTTGGGATAAGAGAAGCTGTCGCCATAGGTAATTTCATTCACCGAATCGAATTCAAACTGGGTGGAGAATCCTCCGAATGCCGGGTCGTCATAGGTTTGAAGCCTAACGAGCTGGATGGCATAGAAGCCTGGATCGACATTATCGAAACGGATCTCTCGGCTAAATTGATTGCTCGTCTTGTTGGTGACGATGAAATCGTAGTCAATCCAGTTCGCTTCTACGGCGGGCGCGTTTTTGAAAGCAAGTTTCTGGTAACGAATCCGCATTTGCTGGTGGACGTAGTGAACAATGCTGCCGATGTAGATAAGGCCGTTGGGCCAGGTGATGATGACCGAGAAGCCTTCCACCGATTCGGTCGTGGAATTGTAAGTAACGGGCGAGGCCGCGTAGACAATTTGCCCGACATTAATGCTATTGACCGTATCTGAGAATCCGCCGATCACCGTTTGATCGGGATACCCAAGCCGCCAGGAAACGGAAAGCCCGTCGATATCTTTCGCCTCCACGTCGCCGATGCGGATTCCTTCTGGGATGCGTGTTCCCGTCAGCCCGTCCACGTCGCCCGATTGATTGGCTATGGCAGCGATGGGGCCTTCGCAGAGAGCAATAAGGGCCGAGAGGGTGACCTTGCCGGATTTGGGGTCAACGGTTTTGAAAGAGTTGATGTACTGCCCGCCGACGACGTGCTTGCCGTAACAAACGGCGATGGGTGTTCCGTTCTTTAACGTCGTCTGGATCTTGCCGAAGTTGTAGGTCGGCGATTCGATTCCCGTCTTCGATGGCCGCAGGCTGGAATAAAGCGTCGCCAGCAACCACATCGGAAACCAGCTTGCGAACGTGACGACGCCGATAGCCGCATTGAGGAACTTGTTCTTCCCCAAATGCGGCGGAGCGAAAGGATTTTTCTGTCCTTTCCCGAGAGAAGAAAAATAAGTGAGATCGTCGCCGGGCTCTACCGGATAGCGCGGCCAGTTCTTTTCTTCAACCTGAAGTCCGTTAACGATGCAGCAAGCATTACCGCCGTTGGCGAGGGTGAGGCGAATTTCTTCGGGAATGAAATCCTGAACCGTACAGCCCGCCATCCAGAGGTGCTTGCTCTCTGCGCCCCGCTCCCGGCTGATGGGGTCGAGCAGGACGTGGACCTTGATAAGCGGATCGCTCTCAATCAAGGAAACTGTCATGCCGTAGCACCCTCCTGAGGCGGGAACGATAATCGGAAACCCGCCCGCGCACCACCCCCAAGGGCTTTAGGCAATGAACCATCCAGCCGTCATCAAGGAAAACCCCAATGTGGTCGATGGCCGGGCCGGGGAAGGCGAATAGAAGAAGATCCCCAGGGGCCAAATGGCGCGGGGAAACAGGCCGCCAGGAGGCTTTATAGGGCTCAATAAGAGTTTCCCCCCCGGCTTCGATAACGTCGCGCTGGAAGGATTCTAGGGGGTCTGGAATGGTGACGCCATAACCCCTTAGAACAAAGTCGATTGCGAAGCCGAAACAGTCTAGCCCTTTCTCCGGGTCGCGCCCGAAATCAACGAAAGGGATGCCTATCATCCGATTGGCTAAACGGTTAAGCCAATCAGCGTTAGGAATGGCTCTGGGGGATTCCGGGGAATCCTCCGAACCTGTTGGGGTGGATTTTGGGTAGGGCATTTGCTGTTTCGTCGTCCCCATGGAAGCGGCATCCATTCGGCCCGTCGAGCGTCAAATCGCAAGTTGGCAGGCCCCCGATGTAGCCACAGTTGCCGGATTTATAGACCCATCGGCAACGATTTCGGCTGAAGCGATTTGCCGGGAAAGGGCGCAAGAGAAGGTCGGAATGGGAAAGCTGAATCGCCAGGGTCGTAAAGGTCGCCTGGATTGCCAGGACGTTGAACTTGTATTCGATGACGTTTGTTACCGTTCCGCTCGTGCGGTGAACGAGCCGTACCCACGCCTTCGTGTCGATGAGCGTAAGATTCTCTACCAAGTCCATCACTTCGCGGCTGATGTTGGAAACAGCGACGTCGAGCGATTCTATCGACCCGTCGCTAGAGGCGCGGTTCTGGCCGATCTGCAAGGCGACGGGGTAGTAGAGTTTGCTGTTCCAGGTGAACTGCGCCGTGTCATCGACGATGCGAATGGAATTGGAATCGTCGATCACTAGCTCCAAAAGAAAAAGCCAGCCCGTCGTCGAGTGGAGCTTGTTCTTCTCGGTAACAAAAAGCGAAGTAAGCGGCTCGGCCATATTAGGCTACCAGTATCGCACAAGGATAAAGATCAGCACAATCGCCGCCGCGATAGCGAGAAAGAAAACTCCATTCACCAAAATCTCCATCACCTGATCCCAGAGGCCGCGCATTAGAAAAGCTCCTCAAGCTCAAGGCGAATCGTGTAGACGTTCGGCTCGTGCTTGATAGGGGAAATCTTGTCCGAAAGGAAATGCACCTTGATCGTCGCCCCGGTTTCGGGGTGCGTGAAGTTGAAGGCTTCCACCGGACCCTGACGCGCGTTGAAGAAGTTCACCACCGTATCGCGCTGCGTCTTGGTGATGTTGCGGTGTTCGATTCTCCAGCGACGGCGGTTGGTTGCCCGATGGGGCCAAGTCGTATCGTAACCGTGATCGCTGGAGGCGATGATGGTGTCGAATCGCGCCATCTCGTTAAAGACGAAGTCCGGCCCTAGAGGATAGGAAAGCGACGCCGTTCCTTCTCCGGCGAAAACCTTAGAGGCTCGATCCGGTTCGGCTTGGCAGGAGGGAGGGCCTTCATTGACTAGATCGGCAGCCGAAGCAAACTCGAAATCCGTCGTGATGCCGAAGAAGATTTTCATCGGATTCGTTAGCGCCTCATGCCACATGAGGGCGAATCCCTTTCCTGGAATTCCGGCAGGCGCACCGAGAAAGGGAATGATGTGATGAAGCGCGATAACCGAGGTTTGCTGAGAATTTGAATGCTGCGCGTTGTTGTCTTGAATCAAAATCTGTGCGCTTGGAACGCTAACCCCAGGAACAAAAGTTTGATAAACGGGCTGCTGTTGAGTCGGGAATGTGCCGATTTTATTTGAGGTATAGCAAATGAAATGCGTTCCCTCTTCGTCGATTGCCAGAGATGGGGCGGAATAGTTATAGCTGGAGTCTGCCCCGGTTTGGAGATTTTGCTGAGTCCAAGTTCCGCCGAAGTTTCTTCTAAAATGATTTACCTGCTTTATTGTGGGCTCTAATGTTTGAGCGATAAAAACGCCGGAGCCAGTATCACAGTTGATCGAGGGCTGCGCAGCTACGTTGAAATTTCCTGATGTGGTTGAAAAGACTACTTCATAATTCCCCGAGGTTTTCCAATCCTTCCATGCCTCGCCAGCGAACTTTTTTCCATATTCCAGGCGGTCGGCAGAAGGAGAGGCCCTTCTGATAGCGGCAGCCACATGAAGCGTATCATTTCCGTCAGCCGTAATACTTCCGCCATGCTGCCACGCGGGGCTTGTGCTGGAAAGCAAATCGGTCGTCATGCGAACGGTAACGAAAGAGCCAGATTCATTGGTGATGTAAAAAGGGTGCCTTGGACTCACCCCTCCCGTTGCAGCGACGCAGGTAAAGATATGAATCTTCTGGTCTGAAGTGACCGCGAAATCCAGAGTGTCAGAATGGTCATTGATGAGGTTCGTAGGGATGATTTGAGAATCTTCGCATTGAACCGCAGCGGTCCAGGTATTTGGCGATATTCTTTTCGTGTAAAAGATATGCGCCCCAGAACCGGGGTTGTTACAATAGACCATGTGAACAACGCCGGAAGAATCCAAACGGATAATCGGTCCGTGGATTGATGCGGCTTGGGGAATTGTCAGCAAAGAATCCGAAGTCCAATTCGCCCCGAAGTCGGTGGAATAAAGAACCTCAATCCGATGAGTTCCTGCGGGCTTCTCACGCGCAAATGCCATCCAAATAATATTTCCAGACGGCAAAGCGCACATCGCTCGCGGGCCGCCCATAAAAACGCCAGCCGTGGAAGAAGGCCCGGTAACGATTGAATTCTCAATCTCCGTGATGTTCAACGTCATCGTTCACCCTATGGCTTCTCGGATTCGATTCCGAGTCGGGTAGTCGTAGCGGATGGCGTTGTTGACGATATCCACGATGGTTCGACGGTGATCGTCGAGGGCTTCGGAAACCGAACGCGTGTCGATGGCGTTGATGGCTAAATTGACATTGACCACCGAGCGACCGCGCCCGCCTTGATCTTTGAGGGTGACGGGAACGGAACGATTATCGGGAAGGGGAATAACGGCTTCGGCGTTCTTTCCTTCGCCCACAAGGAAGAGAGGCTCGGTAGCAATACCGCCCCCGGCATAGCCCTTAAAGGTTCCCGTCTTTTGCGTTACCCCGCCTTTAGCTCCGGCGGCAGCGGCAAGAAATCCGGCCCCAGGGAAAATGGCATTTAGCCCGGCGGCTACACCAAAACGAATAATGGCCCGAGTGAGATCCTCGGCAATTTGCTTGGTAAGGGCTTTTACGGCATCGCCCACTTTTTCGAATTCAAAAATCGCCTTCGTTGCTCCGTCAGCTATGCCGTTGACCAAAGCATTGCGGGCATTTTTCCCTAATTCTTTGAAGGCTTTCGCTTGCTCGTCTAGGCCAGCAATCGCCTTGTCTCGCGCCAGCTCATTCTCTTCAAGAGCTTTCTTCTGTTTATCCGCGAGAGAGGCCGCATCGCCCTCATTCTGGTTGGCAATATCGGTCAGGTTTGCAATCGTCTCTGCCCGTTTATCATACAGAAGATTGATCTTCTTAAGCGGATCGGCTAATTCAGTTTCCGATTGGAAAATGGAATCGTTCAGTCCTTTGTAGGATTCTTTGAAGTCGGCGGTGGATTTCTTCGTGGCCTCGTCGACGCGCTTATATTCTTTGAGGATGGAATCGGCATAAGCCTTCCAATCTTCAATGGCCTGCTTCTTAGCCTCTTCTTCGCTCTGCAATCCTTTGAGAACAATCTCGGGAGACACGTTGGCGAAAGTCTTTCGCGCCTCGAAGAATCCGCGCGCGAGGTCATCAGTAAGGTCAACTGTCGGCTCTAAGAGGCCGTCCAGCTTCTTGATGTTCTTTAGCCCCTCTTCGCCAACGAGGGTAAAGGCCGCGCGATTGGCGGAGGATTCATCCTTGGCTTTTTTAACGGCCTTGGAAATATCTTGAAGGACTTCCGTAAGGTCGCGTGCGTTGCCCTCGGCGTCGACAAAGGAAACCCCCAGGCTGATGAATGCCGCCTTTGCCGCATTAGTTCCTTGCTGAGCCTGGATCGTAGAGGCGTAGAGCTGTTTTAGGGCCGCAGCCGATTCATTCGCCGGAACGCCAACACTCTTTTCTAAAGTAGCGGCGAATTGGGAAAAGAGAGTCGTCGTGCCAGAGGTGACAAGCTGGAGAGTATTGAGAGAATCTTTAAGCTCTTTGGCCTTTTTATTGCCTTCAGTAAAGGATTCGATCAAGGAACCGATGGCTCCGGCGGCAAGGCCAATCACCGCCCCGGTGAGGAGATGAGTTCCAATGCGCAGCGCGGCCATCGCCGTTTTGGATTGTTCGGCCCCTTCGCTGGCTTCATGGGCAAAGCGGCGGAACTCATTCCCTGCGCCGCGTAGCCCGTGGGAGAGCGTGTCGTGAAGGACGAGATCGACGGAAAGTTCTTTGCTGAAAGAAACCATTATCCTACCTCTCCGCCGCCAAGCCCGCGCATCTCGCTAGTAAAGACATCGCATCGAGGAATGCCGGGGACTGATCCATCACTCCGCCGGAATCGGGGAGAAGTCCATTCTTCCAGGCCGTGAAAAGCGGGATCAGTTGAGCGGATTGTGAAGTGACTAGCGCAAGTGGGCAGCGGAAGATTTTGGTTTTGTTTTCCCCTAAACAACTTTGACAGGCCGAATCGCCTCCGAAACAAGCGACGCAGAAAGGAAGCTCGTACTGCGGAAAGGAAGTTTCCGTTTCGCATCCCCAAGCCTTTCTCGCCTCCGCATCTACCTTGCAGACCCTACACGACCTCTTCACTTCGCCCAGGGCCACAGCGAAGGAGAGAACTATTTTTTTTTATCTTCCTCCGTGAGAAAGGAATTATTCACCGCTGCGATAGAGAGGGCAAAGAGATCGTTCGTTCCTAGGCAATCTATCGTGTCGTCCGTTGCCCCACCATCATAGGAATTGCCGAAAAATTGTAAGGGCTGTCCTTCAGAGTCTTTGAAGTTCTCCCATCCTACGAGGCATTCTTTCAAGATCCGGATCGACCATTTCGCTAGGCCATCCATGAGCTTTATTTTCTCCGGATCGGTGGGAAGGGAAGAACGATATTCCGTATACTCCCCGCGCGTGAGGGCAGAAAGGCTGCGGAGGTAAAAAATAGTCTGCTGCTCCTTAGGAAGCTCGCGCTCGCGCGGGAGGATAAAAGAGATCCGCGTTTTTCTCGAAATGCCTATTGCCATAATTCACTCAAAAAAAAGATGACGGCTATGGGCCATTTAGCCCCCAACAGCCTGCCTGGATTTCACTCGCCGTCAAGCCTAGATCATCACTAAGGAAAACTCGTTTTCGTCCGTCTGCGTCGAGGGGCTGGTAAACGTGCAGCCAATGTTATTGACCAAGATCCCGCTGCGATCCGCATCACCTAAACTCTCGATCTGGAACGCCGGGGCGTAGAGTTTCAGCTTATTGCCCGCCGCTGCGTTGGCCCCGATCACCGTTTCCATGTAGGACGCATTGGGATTTAACCAATCCGTGTACCAGTCCTTCTGCGCGATGAGAGAAGATTCCGGGTCGAATGTGCCCTTGGGCTTTCTCTTGGGTACGCGATAGCTCGCTCCGCCCGAGGCGTCATTGGCGTTCTCGCGGAGGGCCACTTCGTTACCGCAATCCAGAGTGAGCGATTTGAACACGGGGCTAAAGGAGCCGAGCAAAAGGCCAGCCGAAAGATAAGCCGAAGGGATCGTAGTTTCAAAGGTTGGCGCGAGATTCGTCGCGTCCGTAGCCGAGACAAAGACGCCTTTGAAATCGAAGTCCATGAAAACGATTTCCCCGTCGACCATGTTGAGGACGAAGTTTCCACGGCACCCCTTGGCGAGAATCCTCATATTGTCCGAGCCGCCCGCCGAAGGGTCGCGCGAATTCAGCGCCATCGTCAGCGAGGGGACCGAGAGAAAGCCGGGCTTATACTCGAAGCCCACGTTATTCGTCGGGCCAGAGGTGGAAGAAGCGGAGCCTGCGGGCGTGTCGTTTGACGTGATGGTTTCCGCGTTCTGAAAGGTTCCCGTGAGTGGAATGTAGAGAATGGTCGTAGTCGCGCCCGAGTACTGACCGATCACCCGGCCCGTCGCCGTGGATGTGCCTCCGGTAATTGTCGAGCCGTGCTTGAAGGTGTTCGTGATCGTCCCGACGGTGATCTTCGAAATGGCCGACTCGACCATCGAGCAACCGCGCAAGAACTTGCCCCAGGCCGGAGCCGTGGCGATAGCGCCAGAGCCGCGCACTTCTACGCGGAATTTGAAATTCACCGTGCGAATGCCCATGACCGAGGGGAGATTCGACAGGGAGCCGCGCGCGAGGAGTCGCTCATTGAGCGTGACGTCCATTTGCGCCGTGGGATCAATGACGCCCAGGGTAAAGTCGCCAACGGCCAAAGATTCCGCCGTCCCCTCGACGGCCTCGACCTTGGCCCCCACTTGACGCAGTTGTTTGAGAAGAACCATTTCAGTAAACCTCCTCTATCAGACGGCATTCGAATTCGTAGGTATTGCCCGTAACCTGACGGAATTCGATGTCGTCGTCGGCGAATCTTACCGTAACCGCGCTCCCCTCGTCTACGGGCGTGTACGATGTGGTGCCTGCACCGCCCTTTGCGGCCAGGAATTCGGTTCTCAATGCGTCGCGGTCGGCGACGGGAACATTGACGTAGCGAAGAACGAAAGTGCGTAGTCGTTTCTTAAAGCGGCTCGCCCGCTGAATGTTGGCGGCGGGAAATCGGTCTTGGAGGGTGTCGAAGAAATCCTCCTCAACAAATTCCAGGCTCGGGCTAGGGATCGTCATACGGCCACCGTAGGGTCGGAAGCCAAGAAACGATAATGGATGCGAAGGCTCAGCTCCAAGAATCCATTCGGCTCCGAGGCGTGATCGACGATGGAGGTGGAGGAAATGAGGCTCGTCATCACCGCGACGCCCCCGCGCGTGCGGTCGGCGAGGACGGCCTTAATCACTTCGCCCAAGATCACCGATAGATCCGTAGAGAGCTTCGTCGTCCCGTCGGCTAGGCCGTGGTTCCAAATGGAGATGGAAACGGTCATAAAGGTCGGAATGCGCTGTAGGCCCGCCTGGGAAAGCTCCTCGTCATAAACTTCGTCCGGCTCTCCGACGACGGCAAAAGGCAGCGCGGCGGCGTCAAATCCTTCCAGGCCCATGCGGTAAACGCGGCCATTGAAATTGGTCGTGTAGCCACCCGTGCCATCTAGCGCGGCCAGCGTGGTGACCAAGTTTTTCAGAATGGTTTCTTTTACCGTATCGGCCATTAGATTTTCGCCACCTCCGCCACGGCAGACTGAGCGGCGGATTCGAGCGCGGCATTGATAAACGTCTGGTTCGCCTGGGAAGCCCAGGACTCAAAGAACTTCAATCGCGGCGGGATCTTTACCGACTTCACAAACCGCACGCCCATAATGCTGCTCGCCTTCGAGAGCTTGCCGAAAGAAAGCGGAAGGGCATTTTTCGAATGAGCCGCAAATGCTCCGCCCTTGAAAACCGGGATCGCCAGATACTTTTTGTTCCTCGCGCGAATGACCGCGCCATATTCCTGCACCGCCGCATAGGAGCCGCCTCCTGGTAGGGCTGTGGCCGTAGTGTCGAAGAAGATGGTGGATTTCAGCGTAGCGAGAGAGCCGCCCGTAACCGCAAAGGTTAGAGAACGGCGCAGCGTTCCGCTGATGACTCGCAGGCCCGGCCTTCCGCTCATCTGGGCGGTGCGCATAAAGCGTTGAAAGCGGGTGGAGATGTCGATGAAGGCGCGGCGGTATTTGCGGTAGAAAACTCCGGGAGCCTTTTGGAAAGCGGCTTCTATCTCCGTGGCGTTATAAACCTTGATCTCGACTTCAGACGGCAATGGGGATTCTCCTGTAACGGTTAAGCGTGTCCTTCGTTTCAGGCAGAAGTTCCCAAGGATCTAGCCCGACCGATGCGCCCCCCTCGGCGACGCTCGCGGTCGGTAGCGTGGTGCGGCGCTTATGGATAAAGGCCACCTGGAGATCGGCCTTCTCTGCGATGTCGGGGTAGAGAGCCACAAACTCATCAGTCGTCGCGGCCATGCCACCGGAATAATTCACTTGCAGCGTTCGCGGCCCAGAGGTGAGGCGCGTGCGATCTACGAGTAGCAATCCGTCGGGCGAAGTATTTTGATTGTCAGAAGAGGGCGTGTACACGCTCGGGTCTAGTTCCGTCCCGGCTCCGAAGGTGCGGAGAGAGTCATTCTTCACCGACGTCACAAAGACGACCGGGAACGCATAGAGATCAAACGATTTCCGCCCCACGAGAACATCGAAGTATTCGATGCGCGAGGCGACGGTAATTCCTCGATCCAAGTATTTCTCAAACCGCTGAGAGATGGATTTTATGGCCGAGGCGAGAAAAGTGTCGTATTTCGTTTCCGACCCCAAGCCAAGAATGACCTTCACGCGCGCGAGAGTGGTGAGGTCGATGAGGGTTGGCGTAGAGATCGGATCGAGGACGACGACCATTTTACACCACCGTTAGAAGTTTCGTTGTCGGGCCGTAAATTCCCTGCTTGTGGTAGAGAAGTGTATAGGCCCCTGGGTCGAGCGCCATAGGATTCTTCAACCGACCATCGGCCTTCGTGGAAGTCTTGGCCTGCACATGGGCATCGGATTGGTTTCCGGCATCGTAGTCTGAGGTGAGGAAGGCTTTGATGATGACGTTATCCACTCCGAAGCCCCCGCCATCTACGGCGCGGAGATTGTCGGTGCCGCCATAGTTGTTGTCTACGGAAACGGAGCCATCGCCAAAGATTCCCGCGCTTGCCTGGGAAGCATCAAAGAGAGCCTTGCCCATCGTCCCGGCGGTAAGGTGAGAGGCGACTAGCTCATTCCAAATAGCATTCACCGAAGCGCCTCCGCCCGCTGCGGCGGTGGCGAACGAGTAGGTATAGGAATCAATCAGCGCATTGGTGCCGACCATGATGAACTCAATGACGGCGCTGAATCCATCGACCACAGCGGCGGCGAGTGCCGTGTTCCATGTGTCTCGGTAACGACCCGTTTCTCCCGTAACGGCGACGAGGTTCTTTTGCTTCGTCGTCCAGCCGGAAGTCTTGAACGTATTGTCGGCGAAGTCGAAATAGGAATTCCCCGTAGCCGCGTTGCGGATTTGGTAGGTGATCGTCAGCGAACCGACACCGCCCGTACCGAGTCGAGCGAACTCGAAATCAATCGGTACGGTGGTGGCGGGAGCGAAATTGAACTGAACGCCCATGCTCTCCTAAGCTGCCTGCATCCAGGCGGGCAAGAACCAATGGAAAAGGAAATGCAGCCCGATGGAAGCGACGCCGATCAGAAAGCACCATTTGACCCCGGCGACTGCGCCGGACCAAACTGCTCCAACAACCTCTGTCACTTTAGGGTCCATAGTCATCTTTCCTCCTACTCTTCTGTTTTTGGTGGGAACACGAAATTGAGCGGATTGAGCTTCGAAGGCTTTTTCTTCGGCGGCTTTTTGAGAATCGTTTTATCCATCGCAATATGGTCGGCGATGGCCTCGATGTTTTGCGCGTTGATGCCGCTCGACTGATCGCCTTGGCGAAGCTTGGAATAGATTTTTATTCCTAGGCCGATCAATGCCCCGGCTCCACCGAGAATTACCCCTAGCGGCGTTCCCGAAGTGGCCTCTCCTGCCACGGTGAGAACCTCTCCCGTGTCGGTAATGACCTTAACCACCTTCACCTCACCGGGAGACATCTTCCCGCCCGGAGCCATGCAGCCGAAACAGAGCATGGCCGCGAGAAGCGCGAAAGCAAAGAAGGGCCAAATAGGGCGAGTTTTCATTTCAATCAACCTTTCTTCGGTCGATCCCGATGACCTGGATTTTCTCTATGGCCCCGTCGAGAACCTTTTCCATCCGGCCCATAGCGATAGTGTTGCGGTCGATAATGGCGGTGGCCCGCTCTTGAACCGTGCGGTAATCGTTTCCGAGCTGCTGAAATCGCTCTTGCTGTTCGCTGATGAAGTTCATCAGCCGCTCGTCTCGTTTCTCGGCCTGTTCGCTGCGGCTATTGAGGTACTTCAAAAAGGCAAATACGATCAGCAGCAGGGCGAAAATCGCCGGAATCTGCTTTGCCAATTCTTTGAGGAAATCGTCCATGTTCTATTTCTTGAACCGATTCTTCGTCACGTCGCCATTCCTCTCGGGCGGCACGATGAGCTTCATAAGATCGGGTGCGACACCCAGAGCGGCCATATAGCCATTGAGATATTGAATGCGGTCACGCACGAGCTTGAGGCCCGTTTCGTATTCGGCCTCTTGGGTTTTGCGTTCTTTAAGCTCGGCTTGGGCTGCGGCAATCTCAGTCGCAACCGGGTCGAGAGTGATCTTCTTTGTTTCGGTCATTTGAAATCAATATCCTTTCCTTCAAAAACAAGATCGGTGCCGTCAACGAAAATAGCTCCGGTTTCTTTTCCAATGTTCTGGATAATCTCGGGGAACTGAGCCTTCACGTCATCGGTGGGGATGAGGATGAAAGGATTTTTCTCCGCCACACCCGTTCCGTCGTTAGGAGAAAGAATCTGCGGCAAGTCGATGCGAAGCCACAAACCAAAGATCGACGCATTGGTTCCGTCCTTCACGTCGGTATTCGCTAGCTTGGTGGAAACCGTTTGAAGTGGAATCCGGTAGCGAGGGAGCATTTTCTTTTCGGTTCCGCTCATCAATTCTCCTAAGTCATCGACACGGCAAAACGCCCGTCGCCGAGGTTACAAAGATCCCGCGCGGTGCCGCTGTGGGTAAGCGTGGCCTGATCGGTCGTCATTTCGTTTCCGTCTTTATTAAAATGCCTGATAACATTCGACGCGTCTATGGTCCAGAATCCTCCGCCCTGCTCGTCGATGCAAATACCCGTCATTCCCGAGGGCTGGATATTGAGGTTCTCTCCCGTGTTTCCGGTGTTGAAGCGCAGGCGCACCAGGCGCGTATTCGTCGCGTCGCCATTCACCTGGTAGAGAGCGAGAAGTTGCTCGCCATCGTAGTCCATGCCCTTGAAGCGGTTGGAGTTATCCGAAGCTGAAGTATCGAAAGCTATGGCAAGGGCGGTGGCCTTGATCGCCTTGGTGAATTGAAGGACGTTATTCTTATGGGTGCCGCTGCGGAAATTGTGGTTGTTGATGAAGAGATTGAATCCGTCCGTGCAAATTCCCCAAGCCGCCGAGTCGAAGCCTGTAGAGGTGCCGCCCTCGGTGGTGAGTTTTCGAAGAGTATTTCCCGGTACGTCTAGGTGATAGCGAACGAGAAGATTGGGATCTCTCTGCGCCCAGAAGAAACCGCCCCCCTCATAGCAAAGGCCGCGCAGATCAGTCCCCGTATCGACATCGAGTGGGTATTCCACGCCCGTCGTTTGGCCCTTGGCAACGATGACGATCTTATTCGCCATGCTAGACCGCAGTTCCTAGGCCAATTTTCGCATTGGCGAGGGTGAAGGTTTTCGATGCGTCGGTTCCATTCGCCACGACTCGGAGACGGATATTAATCATTCCCTCAGGAATCGGGCACCGCGCCCAGGTGTATTTTTGCTGCGATCCTATTTCGGTGGCCGGGATGCGAAGGCGACCCCAGAAGTCATTTTGGATCGGGCGATAGTCCGTATCCTCTTCATCTTTTCCTTCCATGATGAATTGAATGTCTGTAGGCGTGGAAGCGGCCTGCACTTCGAGACTAAGAGAGGCCCAAGCGTAACCATCGCAAGCTTGGTCGCTGGAAGATGCGGTGGTCGTCGTGTTGTTGTAGGTCGTATTGACGTTATCCAAATCCGCGCTGATGGACTGGAGGCGACCAATACCCAAGGCGCGGAGTTTATTCATCCTCACCGATTGGGCATTATTCTCGGTGACGGCAACCGTAGAAGTGTCGTCGTACACCGCACCGACAACCGCGTATTTCGAAAGCGTCGCATCGCCCGAGTGGATCATGTCGTCGATCAACTGCAGCGCGGTAAGGGCTGCGCCGCTCTCCTGCACGGCAAAGGTTCCCGCGTTGGTAACGGCATGGGACGGGACCGAGGCGAGGGCCACACGAAGGTCGCCCGTGGTATTAAGAGAAAGCGGGCTGATCTGTCCCGTGGTGTAAGTAGGCGCACCCGTAGTGACAGACGCCCCAATAAGCGCCTGCGTATTCGTTCCCAGGGCCGCGCCCTGCGCCACGGTGAGCTTCGCTAACGTAGCATCGAGGGCCAAGGAGCCGCTCGTTCCGATGTTAGCGGTAACCGAGCCGGAAATCGGCTGCGTCACTCCGGAATTATCCACGCGCAGCAGGCCCGCCGTAGTCAAAGACAAGGGAGAGATTTGCCCCGTCGTATAAGTGGGTGCTGCTGTAGTTACCGAACCACCCATAAGAGCTTGGGTATTGGTTCCCAGCGCAGCGCCTTGCGCGACCGTGAGCTTGGCGAGCGTGGCATCCAGAGCGAGTGATCCGCTAGTGCCAATATTGGCCGTTACCGTTCCCGAAATTCCCTGAGTCGTACCCGAAGCGTCAACCCGCAGAAGCCCGGCGGTCGTCATGTTGAGCGGGGAAATTTGCCCGTTGGTATAGGTCGGGGCTGCGGTAGTAACCGACGCGCCCATCAACGCCACCGTATTCGACCCGAGGGCAGTTCCTTGGGTTATGGTTAACTTCGCAAGCGTCGCGTCTAGGGCCGCGCCATTGAGCGTGCCTAGGTTTGCGGTAACGCTGCCGGAAATGGGCTGAGTGACATTGGACCCGTCTACGCGTAAAAGCCCCGTGGTGGTCAACGTGGGCGGGCTGATCTGCCCGTTGGTGTAGGTGGGAACCGAAGTGGTGACCGATGCACCGATAAGAGTTTGGGTATTGCTGCCGAGTGCAGCGCCCAGAGCGATGGTGGTTTTGGCCTGCGTAGCTTCTAGGGCGAGAAGCGAAGTATTGAGGTTTGTCCCTGCATTGGCCGTTACCGAACCGGTAATAGCCTGGGATGCCGTGGATTCAACAATGGCGACCTTGAGATTGCCCGATCCCGTGAGCGCGGCGGGTAGGCCGCCAGCCAGAAGGGTGCCGAGCGCTTGGACGGATTCAATGGTGGCGGGATTGATGGGCGAAAGGGCAACATTCTTCAGCCCTACCGGATCAGCTACGAGAACCATTTTCTCTTACCTCTCTCGGGTCGAGTAGCGCGCGGTTCGCGCGGCGGTAATTTCTTTTGCCTTTCTTTTTCTTGGTAGCGGGTGGGGGAATCGAACCCTCGTCCTGCGGATTATGAATCCGCCGCTCGGCCTCTGAGCTAACCCGCGTCGAAGGGGAAAAAGAGGGTGACGGCAAGCGGGGAAAGGAAAAAACCCTCTCACCGTCACCCATTTTGCAACACTCCTGCTAAGGACTAACCAGAAGCCAGGGGATTGCCTACGGGCATCTTGATCGAGCCAGCGATCAGGTAGGCCGCGACGTCGATGACGGGCGAGCCTCCTCCAATCGTTCCGACTAGACGCAAGAACCGCCGCAGCGATCCATCGAGATTGACCTGCAAGGCGTAGAGCTTGTCGGTCGTGGTCACCTGGGCCAGCGTCGCGCCCGCTACGTCGGCATAGGTGCCCGCCGTATTAGGGGTAGACGTCGACTCGGGTGCGTCCTGCAACTTCCAATCTAGGGTTGGCGTGCCGGAGATGAAGTTGGAATCGACGATGAAGAACGCCCGGCCCGTGAGGGTTTGCGTGTCGACGTCGAGTCCGGTAATGGTGGTCGTTCCGCGCTGGGCTTGAACGGCCTGAACAACCTTCACCTCGTTGTAGGTATCTAAGACAGTACTCATTTTCTCTGTTTCTCCTTTCCTGGTTTACGTTACGACAAAGTCGCCCACGACGAAGCTCGCGCCTCGGGGAATGGCGACGTCGTTCATGTGGATACCGCGAATCCAAGTCTGGTCGTCCGCGAACGCTGTGCCCGCCAGGTTGGAAGCGAGAACCATGATGCTGCCCCACTCCGGCAAGTGGAGATCGTCCCACGCGCCGAAGAACACTTCCGACAACGTCGTGCCCGATCCCTTCGCCAAATTCGAGGGAATTTGGGTCGTGGTGTAAACCGGGTAACCCAGAAGCCTTTGCTGGTAGGTGTTGCCCGCGCTTCCCGATCCCGAGGTAGGATCGAGCGGATAGAGAACGAGCGCCGAGGTCGGCAGGTTGAGGATTTTGTTCTCGGCCTCCGGCGACATGATCCACGCCAACTTCGCCCCCGGACGCTGAAGCGCATTGGCCTGGGCCAGCTTCAACCGCAGAGAGAGAAGGAAAGCGTAGTCAAGGGTGTCGCCGTTCGTTCCGGGGTGAACCAGGGTCACGTCGGGATGGTTAACAACGCCGACCGGGTCGCGCCCGATGCCGTCGCCGCGAAGGGCGGAAATGTCCCACTTCAACCCGAGCGCGGAAAGAAGACGTCGATTGATCGACGCTTCTGCCGTGCCGGGAGAGGCGAGCTTCAACCACTCGTTCGACATCTTCGTCATCGCCGCGAGCTTGCGAGCCTGAGCGAGGATCTCGCCATAGCCCACATCGGAAGCGGTAATAGTCGTGTTTTCCCCCACATAGGCCGCCGTTTGCTGGCTGGTTTCTTTGGGGTACGGCACGGGAGAACCGGAGAAGGAATCAATCTGCGCTCCGGCTTGCTTGGTCACCATGTTGGCCGTGAGCAACTCGGTAACGGGCTGCATGGCTTCGACCGGGACAAGGAACCCACCCGAAGGGCCAACGCCAGCGGCGGCGTCGCGTTTTTTGGCGTCCTTGTACACGTCGAACGTAAAGGCCAGGTCCAAGTTCTTCCGCATATTGGAAGGCTCTTGAAACTGCCCGGTGGCCATTTTGATGGCCTGGGAAATGAGAAAGCGCCGTCCCTTCTTCACTTCGTCCTCTGCGCCGGGGAGAGAGAAAACTTTCTCCTCACCGGAGCCATCGGGCTTGGCGGAGCGGGTCTTTAGGGCTTCGGAAATTCCTCGCATCTGCTCATCGAGCAGGTCCAGTTTCTTGGTCGTCGCTTCGAAGTTCTCTTTCGTCACAAAGAGCTTTTCCGCTTTATCGACCGAACCCTGGAACTCGTCGAGGCGTTTTTGTAACGCTGCGATTTCTTCGGGAGTCATTTGTGCGTCCTCTTCTACGTCAGCTATGTTTTCTTGACCTTGGCTAAGGCTGCTGTGGCCTTTTCCACCTGGTCGAGAAGCGTCGCGTGAAGGTCCGCACCCCAAAGGTCCGGCGGCGTAAAGCCGTCCTTCCCTTCGGGCCGACCGCGTTCCTCTCCGGCGAGCTTCTCTACTTTGCCGGAAAGAGAACGGATTTCCGTTTGAATCGCCGAGAGGGTATCAAATAGCTTTTCTTCCTGTCTAGCCCCCTCCTGACAAGAACAGGAGGATTTTTCCTGCGCCGGGCAAGCGACATGGCGAATGTCGACGCCGAAGCGCTGCTCTATTTCGTCGATAAAGTTCATCACCCGATTCTGTTCCCGGTCGGTGATGACGCCCTTTTGGTACGCGTCCTGTACGGCATTGGGGTTCGCCGGGACGGGAACGAGGGACACTTCGAGAAGATCCTGTCCTTCGTAAATGACCCCGCGCTCGCCCATGCCGAGGGCTTTGCGCTCGTCGGCGTCGGGCACTTTTATCTTATCCTGGTGGGGGTCGAAGCCGACCGACACCGTTCGCATAAAGGCATCAGGAGGCTTAGACAGCTTAAACATCGTGGCAGCGAAGGGGTAAACGTCCTCGGTGGCGTATTGGACGGGGCCGCCGATGGCGAGTTTCCCACGGTAGTTCTTTTGCACGTCCAAGACTTTACCAATCGCCGGAGCGCGGTAGTCATGGGCAAAGAGAAACGAAGGCCCTTTTTGGACGAAATCGCGGAGGTTTTTCCACCCGGCCATCCGGATAATGTCACCGTAACGGTCAACGCTTTCGTCCGAGAACGTGAAGCCGAGGATTTGTTTTTTCTCATCGTCTAGACTTACCGAAGCATTTCCTAAAGCGCGAAACTTTCCCATGTTTTCTATTCTCCTACTTCCACCGCATTCAACACGCAGCGGCAATTAATGACTTCCTCGGGCGGGCCGCCAATTTCCAGCGGGTAGCGCAGACCATTGGAAAATGGCGAACCGTAGGGGCGAGTTTCTCCGTCCTGTTCGGCGTGGGATTCGCGCACGGCTTCATCCCCTGCGGTTTGCCAAGCTACTTCTTTCACGTTCTCTTCTTTGTACAAAATGGCCTGCGCCCCGGACGAGGCGATGCCCGTTTCGGTGCGGGCTATTACATTCGCCCATCCGTTTGACCATTGGTTGAAGCTCGACCGGATGACCTCGGAGAGATCGTTAACGTTTGTACCCTGCGTAAGTTCTTCCGTGAGGATGGACCGCAAGCGCATCTGCATCGTTCGGTTGACGCCTACCAGAGTGGCCAGTTTTTGACCCATGAATTCCAGCACGCGCGGGTCTTTTAGATTAAAGGCCGCATCCGATCCCATCGCTTCGGCTGCGTCGACCCAAGAGGTTTTCATAATCGACTGGTAGGCGGGTTGGGCTTCGTTCTTTAGTTTGGCGTCCCACTTGTATTTGTCGAACAGGAGAAGATGGAGATCGTCGGGGGAAAGTTCCCGCGTCTTGGCGATGCTGCGTTTGGCGTCGGCCTGCTCGATGAGGTGAAGTTCCTCGGCGCGGAGCTGGTAAAGGTAACGCTTCATCTTGCCGAGGAAGAGTTTCTCCCCCGGCACGAGGACGCGCACGAGACGACGACGCCAAATAGGACCGCCCGCAGAGCGAGTTTTCGATTGTTGGGAATCGTTTGGTGTGTTGTTGTTGGCGGATGAAGGATTGTCCACGGGCGGTGGGGAGGGAGCCGCATCTCCGCTATTGGGGTCAGGCTGTAAGTAAGAAGCGTCGAGTCCCCCGGCGGGAACCAGGGACGAGGGCAGATAGGCTATGTCGCCTTCTTCCGAAGGGTCGAAACCGAGGTCCAGCCGCTCGTTCACTTGGTTCCTGGTAAAGCCAATGTTGAAAAGCTTTACCGCGATGTCCGTCTTGGCGGTGAGATCTTCCCTAAGAGCTTCGACATCAGAAACGTCAAAGATGCCGAACTCATCCTCCGAAGTGAGCGGGACAAAAAGCCGCGCGAGAATAGTGTCCTCGAAGTAGTTCAACATCGGCAACACGGGGCCTTGCCAGAACAAGCGAAACTCGGTGATCGAAGAGGCGTAGTTCACTTGATCGGTAATGCCGACGACGATTTTAGGAACGTGCCAAATGGCCAGCAACTCGGACAGACTCCATTTCCGTTGCTCTAAGAACTGCATCTCCGTATGGGTGTTGCCCGTGACGGTATACTTTGCGCCCGAGTGGAGAATAGCGACGCGGAAAGCCTTGCCCTGCCCTGCATGAGTGTCTTCCCAAACGCGACGGATCTTGTTCGCTTGCTCTTGGGTAAGCTCGCCCTGGTGTTCTATGACTCCGCCGGGGTCGCCCGAGTTGTCGAAGAATGATTCGTTATAAATGGCGGCCTTGAAGTCTTGCCGCAACGTGGACATGGCGGCTTCTAGGGGAGCCAACCCGCGAATGGGGTTGCTGGGGTTGGGCTTTTTGAACTGGATAATCTGAAATGGTTCGTACGGAATCGTCTGCTCGACGCCATAGGCGTCCTTCACTTTGAGGAACCACGTCTTTACCGTCTGCGTTTCGGGGTCTTTCTCATAGGTAAAGAGTTTCCCCGACATGGGCCATATCTCGGTGGGCACCTCGTTGGGCGAGAGAGGGCCATTCTTCCCTTCGAGAACCCAAAAGCATTCGCCCTCTAGCTGGTAAAGCCCGGCGGTAATTTCCCAAAGCTGGGCGTGGGAGATCGTGGGATTGGGCGAGCGGAAGAGTTCATATAGCGGGCCGCTCTCTACCGGGGTGTAGTCTCCCTCGGCCACCGAGTAGGACGAGCGCTTCCGTTGCCAATCGGGAAGAACCGTTTTCCGCGCGGCCTTTATTTTATCCTGCATCCTCTCGCGCCGTCGCACAGCCGAGGCGCTCGGCTTCGTGGAGCGCATGATCTGAAAGGGAACGCAAGAAGCGGCGGTGGAAATGGCGGAGATGATGGAATAAACAAAGGCGTGCTGCGAGTAGGGATCGGTGAGCTTGAGATTCGTGTAGTCCATGCCTAGAGACGAGGACCACGGAGACATGAAGAAATCGGTAAACGCCGGATTTGTCACGGGAGCGGATTTAGTCTTTGACCCGAACGCAGCGAGAAGGCGTTTTAGCATTTCAGAAAATTCCTAGTCTCGAATCGGCTGTCCCCGCTCTCAAGGCTGCGGCCTCGCAATACACTAGGGCGTGGGCAAAGTGATCGGGACCGGACTCGCGCCATCGCCCCACGGCGTTTCCGGTTCGGGTGTCAATTTCGTTTACCCGGACTATGGCGCGCAAGTGTAAGCGAAACTCTTCGGGCGTGTCTACGGGTAACTCTATCGTTCCGTTGCGAAACCGCCCCACGACGGAATCTAGCGCCTCGGTCCGGTGAAGATCCACGGTGCCCTGTGCGTGGTTCCATCGTACGGGGCCTTTCATCTCGGGATAAAAGGCGAGCCACGCCATTTTGTACCGCCGCGCGTTTAGTTCTATCTGGAACTCCCGCGCCATCTGTCGCTCGGGGTTGGCGTCGATCACAAGAGAGGTGACCTGGTAACGGTCCACCAGCTCCATGAGCGAGCGGATGGTGGGGTTGCTCACCATGCGGAGAATCTTTAAGTGGCCATTCTCCTGCATCTGCCCGATGACGACGTGTTGCCGACCGCCCACGTCGACACCCATCGACACGCCAAAGGCCGAGGAATCGCCCGCCGCAGGTTGACGATAGCCCCCGCCCCGTACCACGGCGGCGGTAATAAGATCGTCGGTAATGCGCGTGCCCTCGGGCGAGTAGGCTTCGCCGAGAACAGAGTTGTGGAAAACCTGGAGCTGCGTTTCGTTCGCTTGGCACTCGATGAAGCGACGAGCAAAGTCGGCTGCCGTGCGCTCGGGCGAGTAGAGCGAAGGAAGATGATAACCGTGGATCTTGGCTTGGGGCGCGGAAGCGACCCAGCGGCCCTGGGATTGGAGGATGAGTTTATCGGCCTCGCCCCAGGGCATACCGCAGCCCGAGCAGCGCCATCGCGCGGCGTCTGCGTCGGCCTCGCGGAACTCCACGGACGACCAAGACAGAGGAAGCCAGGATTTACACGAGGGACACTCAATGAGAAAGCGACGTTGATCGGTTAACGCGAACTGTTCATCAATTCCCAAACCCGGATGTGTTGGCGTAGAGATGTCGAATTCAAAGTATCGTTTCTGGCCCTGTAAGCGGTCGCGCGCGAGGCCGAGGTTGTTGAGGTCCATACGGTCGAACTCATCGACGATGAGGAGCGACACCGGGATTGAAATGAGCTGAGCTTCCGAGTTGCTGCCCCTAAAGTAGAGGTTAGCCTCACCAGCGCGTTTGTGAGTGACCGAGTCCAAATCCGTAAAGAGACTTCGTAATTGCGGAGATCGCAGCAGTATTGGATCGAATCGGCCAGATGAGTATTCAGACGCCACTCCACCCGTAGGGAAGAGGCAGAGGACATCTTTTCTCCAGGTATCGACAAAGTGGCAAGCGCGTGAAGTGACGAGCGTTTCAGTTGCGCCAATTTGAACGCCTTTCTTAAACACAATTCGCGGAGCCGTATCCGCGAGGGGCTGTTGTAAGAAAGTCCGTGGGCCGTCAAGTTGAAGCTCCGGACGGTGAAGGCGGGTCCACTCCAACGGGTGCCACGCTAGGAGAGCCGTTTCCAGATCCGCTTCCGTTTCGCCCAACGAGCTGGGCAAGGAACTTGGTGGCAACGAGTCGCTCATCGCCGTTCATCCTGTCGAGCGCCTCGCCAACGCGCAAGATTAATTCCTGCCGCTGGTTGACGTTCTGATTGAGGTTGATGTCGAGCGTGTCGGGTCCGGCTGCCTTGGCGATATCGACGAGGATGGAGAGTTGTTGTTGAAGTAAGCGATGCCACTCTTTGTCTCTTTGGGCGGTTTGGAGCTGAGCGAGAAGCCGCATCAACTCGTCGTTGGCGTAGTGCCAGCAAATGGTGAGGCCGATGGAGCGTTGAACAATCTTCGTCGTTCCCCATTCGCCCTTGGCCTGTTTCCAAATCTCCCATCCCTGGCGTTCGCTCAGGCCGTCTCTTTGTGAAAGAGTCTGCACGGCGAGCGTGGGAGAGCAGGCTTTCGTAGCGACGAGCTTCCAAAGGAACTCCATCCGTTCGATGGTCGTTTCGCGCGGCCCGCGCTTTTCTATGGTCATTTGCTGAGGGGTGGCTGCTACGGAGAGAGAGGAATCTTTCCCTGCGGAATGACCGTTGCCTTCGAGACTAACCATCGATTTCTATTCCAAGAGAAGAATCCCCTCTTCCCCCTTCGGCTCTCGCGGCCTCACGGGGGTTTCTCCCCTTAATCTTTTTTTCTTTCTTTGTCAATGGACCCGTGGGTAGGTCCAGTTCGCCGCAGGCGAGAAGATCGCCCGCTAAGTAGAGCCGGGTAATGCGGCGCAGAGGATTCCACGAAACGATGTGGATTTCTTTTCCTCGCATCATCGCTTCGATGGATTTCGGCTCGGCCATGATCTTTCGGATTCTCGCATTGTGGTTGCCGTTTCCCTTGCCTTCGGTCGCCTGGATGATGACGTCGGAATAGTCTGCGTCGCCAATGGCGTAGAGATCGCCAAAGCCCAGGAAGTCGCGCCGGAAGCTGATGCGGGTTTTCCCTCGGGGGAAAGAATATTGCCTCTCGACGATGTCGCAGAGATAGCCCACCGATTCGTAAAGCTCTTGCGCTCGGGCGATGGATGATTTCATTATGCGCCCCTCCTTTTTCCGATGATCCCTTTTACCGGACCGCGCATTTCGGCTTGGCCCTGCTGATACTCCATCGCCGCTTGGGAAACTTTCGTAGGCTCAAGAAAGAGGGAGCCGCAGTTCGGACATTTTGCTCGGCCTCGCTTCATGAGTTGGAGCGGGTGCCAATAGGAATTGGCCTTACAGTCGGGACAGAACATTTCCATTTTCGCCCTATTGCCGATGGCGGCCTTTCGTTGATGGGCCAGCTTGGGGTAGCAACATCGATGGCCGAGCCTGGGGGAGCTGGAAAAGATGAGCTGCTTCCCTCGGCCCACCATTTTGCGGACGCTGCGGAGAACACGTTTTCCAAACATCGAGCGCCCCTGGTGAACGAGGGCGTGACAATGGCGGCATGGAAACACTTCGAAGTCCCGGACGAGATAAAAGCCGAGAGGCAACACGCGGCCCATGTTTATTCGTCTTTCCTGGCTCTCATCATCGCATCGGCAAATCTATAGGCTTCTTCCGCAGCCGTTTCAGCGAAAAGCGTTTTAAGCTCTCCCTCGGTGTCCTCGGCCTGCATATCCAAATACTGAACCGCATGATTGTTTTCATCCTCTGTATTCCAAATTTCTGGCTTCAAAGTTTTCAGAATCGCTTCCAGCGCCTTGGCCGCAAATAAATCCCGCAGGTTAATAATGCCTTCCTCGAAACAATCTGTGACGCTTGGAAAGGCGGACCCGCTTTTCTTCCCGCATTCGTAGCAGAGAATCGTCGCGTCCTTGGAGTGACCGTGCTTAGCACATTTGTCGGGACGGCATTGGCAGCAATGCTTAAGAAGTTCTTCTATGGATTTTTCTTCGCTCATCTCTTTTTCCTTTTCTTTCTTTTTGGTTTGTCCTGAGATTCTAAAATTCGCACGCACATTAGCGCCAGCCACATGAGATCGCGGCCTAAAACCAGATGTTCCATGTAAAGATATTCCCGAGATTCAGCCGATTGTTTGATCAATTCCAGCCGCTCTTTTTCTTCATGGGAGAGAATTGGCTTCATGGTTTTCCTTTCCTAAAACGGCGTTTCCTGATCTTCCGCTGCTATAGCCAAAGGCTCGTTCATTCCGAGATCTTTTTCTATCTCTGAGAGATATTCCAAAATCCACTCTTGGCGTCCGTTGTTTAGGCTTCTGGATAAAGCCCAGACGCGCGTTTCCATCACGAGGTCGAGCTTTTTGGTTTTTGAAAATTCCACCATTGCGGCGAAGCGTTCGTAAAATTCCTCCGGCCACGGGCCGCCATAAGGCTCGCGCGGAGATTCATCCGGTCGCCGAGAGCGAAGCTCCTCGCCTTTCGCTAGGGCGCGAAGGCGAACTGGAAAATCCTCGGCGCTGCGCGGTTTGCTCTCTTCTAGAAGTAGCGCGGCGATGGCCTTAGAAGCCCCTTCTTTGGAAACGTCCTCTAAAACTTTGTACCAAATCTCCATGAGCGATTCTTCCCGGCCCGGCGTTTCCCGCATTTCCTCTAGCCGATGCTGAACGCGCTCGAAGGCGATTTCCATTTCGGAGACTACTCCCTTGAACTCAAACCGATTCACTTTTTTTCTCCTTCGCTAAAAAGGCTTCCATTCCCGGCGTTATTTCCGGGCGGCGGGTCACTTCGTCGTCCCAGCGGCCCTGGTTCAGAAACGTGGATAGGTGGGGAATGTATTGGCCGTGGTCTTTCATCCATTCGGGCATCGTCCGGTGGGCTTCCACGGAGGCGAAGACGCTTGCGAAAAAGGCCCCGTTGAGGCCGCTGGCGGTCTTGGCGCGTTGAAAGCTTCGGTAAGCGGCCCATTTCCCCACTTTCCTGGGATAGGCCATCCAGAGCCTTTCGAACTCTTCGCTGTATCGTAAAGCGGGTCGGTCAAGACTCGTCCCCTTGGGGACTAGAGGGGTATCTTTCTCTTTCTCTTTCTCTTCTTCTTTCTCTAGAGAGAGGTGTGAAACGTTACTTAGTTTCATTTTCTCTCTATGCCTTTGTACACGTTCGGTGCTTTCTGATGGTGCCTGTGAATTCTCCCAACCTATTACCTGGAAATTACTTTCATCAATAAATTCTATCCAGCCTTTTTCCCTAAGTGATAAAAGAAGGCGATCTATTTTTTGCCTTACAAGGCGTCTACCAGAGCCGTACTGAGCGGCTACAACCGTGCCGTAGACAGCGCACAAGGGGATTGTAGCCGGGCTACAAGGCCCTTGTAGGGCGCTTGTAAGGCGGGCGTTCAAAAGCCAGGAAACGAATAAAAGGCCCGTTTCGTCTAGGGTTAAATCCTTGAACTTTGGGTCGGAAAGAATCCGGTCCTGCCAAACCTTAAACCAAGGTCGATGCTTCATTCCCTCACCGCCTGAAAGGAAATCTCCCACCCGCCGCGTTGTGCTGACCGAGACAAGGGACGAGGTTGACCCTTATGGCTTGATCCGCAACGGGCGGGAGTTTCGATGTTTTGTTTTTCTCAGTCAGCACGGGGGGCAATTAAACTCTTTTGAAAGTCGAAAAAAAAGAGAATTTTTTTCAGGCCCGCCCCGGTCGGACCAAACTTAGCTCATGGGGCCTCTTTCCATGAGGCCGGAGCCAGCCGCGATGCCTCTGCAGCAACACCGCGCAGCTTTCTTTTTCTATCTCCTCGGTGCGGTAGGCTTTGCAGCCGCCCGGCGCGGTGTAGTGGTTGAAGGTTGCCAAGATGTCGTCGCACCGCACCACGCCCCCATAAGTTTTTAAGTGGGCCACGGTGTGGTCGTAGTCCTCTTTTAGCTTTAAATCGGGATCGAACCAAAGCATGGAGTCGGGTAGCTCGACCATAAAGCTAGCGATGATGAATCCAAAATTGGTAATTTCGCGCCGCGAGAAATAGGCGTTGTCCGTCGGGGCGACGCCCGCCAGCCTATAGGCCGAGGAGCGCAGGCGGTTCAGCATCAGCGAGGCGGCAAAGAA